ATACCAGGCGCGGCCGTAAATGTTAAAGTCGATCCGGAAATCGAATCGATAGTTAATCCGGTCGTCGAATTATCTTCGTCGCCGAATGGTAGAAAATCGACAACGTCGCCAGCTTGAAAAAATGCGGTGTCGTCATCGGAATAAGTATTTGTTGATACTGTTAACTGATTAGATGATGAAACAAAAGTTACAAGTAAACTCGAATTCCAATTTGTAACATTTATTCCAGTGCGAACGATTTCGATTTCGCAACCCTCGGACATAAGTTCTTGATTGATAGATTTTATCATTCCGATTTTATCGATAACGCCGTATTCGTCGCCAATGTCTTTAAAATGCGGTGAACTACATTTAACATATGATCCGACATCTAAAAATATTGATTGACCGGTTCCGATTTCACCCTTCCATAATCTCATCGGATCGCTTAACGTGTTAAAAATTCGCGACGCAATCGGAAGAAAATAATTAAAAGCATCGCCGGCACCGCTGCCAATATCAATCGATCTTAATCCATATAATTGAATATTTATTTTTGACTTTTCACCACCGTATCTATTTATAGATTCCTGGTTGTTAAAAATGACTTTTTCTTGAAATTTATTATCGTCATTATTCCAGTCATAATCTATTTCGACTTGTGTAACAATATCGTCATAAGTCGACCATATCGGCGGCGGATCAACTAGCCAATCGCCGGCGTTAATCGTCGCAGATATAAATCTTTCGCTTTCGGTTCCGATTGATTGTAATGTGATTTTAGGCACACCGGCCGAACTTCGTTTCATGATCAAAATACAACCGATTGATTTTAATAATGAGTCGAAGAAATCGCGCGGATTAAAATCATCGACAGAAAAACCGCGCGATAGCCATTCGATTTGGCGCGTTCCGTTTTTTAAGAATGAATCGATATCGATATTATCTTCATGTATAGACAATCCGAATCCTAAATTATCATAATCTCCGTTATTGCCACCGCCGCCGGATTGTAATATTTTTAACATGATTTCCGCCGGCGAAACAAAATATTCCGAAACGCCACGTTTAACGATTGTTCGTTCGTTTCCGATCCAATCGCCGAAATGACCTTCATTAACATTTTCTCGATTTTGTCTTAAATGAATTAAAACACCCGTCGATAAAGCTTCCTCATGTGTAGCTTGATAATATAGCGTTTTTAATCGTTGTCTTTCATAATCATAAGTATCGACTTGAATTCCGTAATAAACGCCAGCCGTCGCGAAAGTTGGCAAATTTAAAGAATTTTCGCATAAAATACCGGGTTCGTTTGCTTGCTTATAAGCCGGCGAAATATTGACATCTATAAATGATGATGTCGACCTTTCGTTCGGAAATTCTATCGTTCTAATTAAATTTGAATTTCCGGCATAATTCGGTTTTGATCCATCATTCCAAAAATCAAGCGGATAAAAAACGCGTAAAACATTTGATAAACGAACATTACTTTCTATTTGGTCATTTTTCCAATACCTATATTTATAATTTCGGCTTATTCGATACCAGGATGATGAATACCAAAAATGCAATAAACCTTCATGATTATTTCTATGATCTGATAATGTTATACCGCGAACTTGATTATTACGAATTCTAAACGTAGAAAATGCGCCGTCGGTTGTTGTATGCGTTGTTATCGTAGATAATTTTGTATTTATAATTTCCGGCCAATCAACTAGACTATCTTCGGCTAATTTGAATCGTTTTATTTCTCCACGCGGTTCGATATACGCGCGGTATGGGTCACTATTTATTTTTGATATTAAAGTCGATTGCGGCGTCGCTCCGGTTATTGAATGATCAACTGTAATTAAAACTTTACCCGTTGATGGATTAACAGAAATTGAAGTTGGATAAATTTTATGCTCGAATGTACTTCCAAGAATAAACGGATAACGCGGATGATGTAAACTCGCTTGTTGATCTTGACCGTTCGGACGATTAACATCATATATTTGTTCAAGTGGATAGGACGGATACATTAAATCAATATCTGTTTTTGTGTTATCGATTGCGTTTTGTTGTGCATTATCTAAACGCATAATATAATTATTACGAAATGCCGAACCAAATTCGAAAGAATTAGATCTTCCTTTAAAAAAATAATGCTTATCTTGTAATAAAAATGTAGACGTGCCGCGCTGGTCGCTTAATTCAGTATCTAAAAGCGCGGTTAACGGCATAATAGACAAGTTAATTGTCGAATTGTTTTCGACGTATGGCGACGATTCTATAAATCCGGATATAATACAAGTATAATCGCCGACATTTCCGCCGCTGTCTTGATTTGCGACGTATAGTTTACAACGTCGACCGCGAAAAGTTGATATTTGATCCTCAACGAATGGAATCATAGAAGACCTTGAATCTATTCTATGTGATTGATATTGACTATCGCCGACCGCGCGATTTGATATCGTCATAGATGACGATGTAAAAGAAGTTACTTTAAAAGTTTCCGCGCCGACATGCATTAAACGCGGAACGGATAACGAAGATAAATCCGAATCTAAATTTATGGTTTGTGGTAATGCATCAAAAGTAATGTCGCTTTCTAAATTTGCGCGATTGATATTATCCGAACGTTTACCAATGCGACCAAATACAACGCCAGGATCGCTATTTAATCCATTTTTAAGAATCGATAATTCAATCGAAACCGATCCATATTCCGCGACGCCGCCGGCTGGATCAATAGAACTATTAAACGTACCGACGGAAATTATCGCTTCGCTATCATCGTATGAAATGCCGGCAATCATAAGCGAATTTAAATTAGTCGTTGCCGGTGGCTTGATCGAATGATATCGATATATCAAGCCGGCAATTTCAAGCGCAAAAACTCGACGCGCGTTATCGTTCGTTATACTCATGATAATTCAGCTCTATATAAATCGAATGTTGAAAAGCTTTTTAATTTACAATCTTCGCATGAAATATTAAAAACAACGCGTTCGCCGCGCGCTTGATACGCTCCGACGGTTTCCGGAATATATAGCGGTCTTGGCGCTTCCGGTTGCGTATTTGTTGGCGTTGACGCTGGTATAATATAACCGGAATCGACTGTAAACGTTTGGGAATATTGCGACGCAGTTTCGCTTGTTAGAAACATCGAATCGGATGAATCGAATCGAATCCCGTAATCAACGATTGCGATTTGTGAATAACCGGAACCGGAATCATTTAATAAACCGACTTCGATTTCGATAACCGGCGAAAATTCCGCGTTTCCGGAGTCTTGCGAAGTTGTGCCGCTTTCATATTGACAGATTACGCCGATCCAAGACGAAACAAGTCGAGTCGCGCTTATTAGCTTATGACTTTCGACATATCCTTTTGTAATTCTTCCGTCGCTTTCAGATATACGCGTGTTCATATAATCGCGACCATTTACGACATGAGCTTGAGAATAAGCCGAACGCATAATCGGATAATTTGTACGATTTAAGAATTTAACATAATTTAATTGATTTAACGCGTTCGACATTGAAGAAACGGCGGAACCATAAAGAATTTCGCCATTATTACATGACTTTTTATCTGGTAACAATGCGTAAGCGGTAGATATTAACATTTTATTATACTCCGAACAATGACAAGCCGATGATCGTTCCGTCGGTACCTTGTCCGGATAAAGCCGGCGGATAACGATTCGCGCGCGCGTTGCTTAATGAAATTAAATTATCGCGGTTTTCTTCGACTTGATCGAAAGTGGCGTTATAATACGGAAGTCTAGTATCGCACATTTGCAATAATTCAGCGTTATCGATTTCTAAATCAAACGTATACCAGCCGATACTTGTTGATGTAGCTTGATTGATGCTTAACGATTGGCCGAAAAATGTAAAATCGACGTCGCCAATCGCGCGAACATGTAATTCTAATTTATTGAAATCTAAGTTTTCAAAACCGGACGGTAAAAGCGGAAACGCGTTTAAAATATTCATATGACCGACACCGATATAAATAACGCTGGTCGCGGCTTCGTCCGCGTTCGGATATAATGTCGACGATGTATTATAAACGCCGGACCAGGTAATTAATGATTTAAGTCGTTTTCTAATTTCTTTAATACTATCAATCATATTATGAGCGAAACGCGACGTAAAAGCATTTTGCGCGGTTGTTCTAGTCGTTCCGAACGGCGTTATATATGTTGATGTATTATATTGTGTTTTTCGGCCGGCTGCGATTGGTGAATTCAACGGCTTAAAATATGCCATAATCGAAAAGATTTCTATTTCCGATGCTGAATTCGCTTGTAATTCTACTTTTAAAGTGCCGTAATAATAATTTCCGCTTGGATATGTTATCGTTATATCATTATTCGCGAAACCGTTCGTCGTTGCGCTTAAACTTAATATTGATGTAAACGAAGTAGCGCCGATTGTTAACGTAAATCTTAAATTACAATTTGTTACCGATCCATGCGTTCGATAATTGACGATGAATTCTATTTCGTCATGTTCAAGCGATACAAGCGGAATTCGATATTCTGCCATTTCTGTGTATGTTATTTGATCCGTAATAAAAACGCGATCGGCGAACGCATGAGATAAAACATTTTCGCAATTACCAGCGGCGAACGCATAATTTAAAGCGTTCGACATACGTTCCGGGGTTTCAAAAGTTACCTTTCGGCCGGCGACTGTCGAAGCTGGATCGCATAGAATACTATTAACGTTATATGAATTACTCATTTAAACTCTCAAATCGCATTGATATCGGAACACGTCGGCGCATATTTCGCGGAAATACTAGATTATAATCACTTGTAATCATCGATGCGCGAATTCGACCTTCGAAGCCGTTTCGCGATGATGTATATATTAAATCATGCGCCGGTTGTTCGGCGTTCGCGTCGGCTTCGATTAACATTCGTCTTGAGTCTCCGAGTACCTGGTAAAAGTTAATTCTTTCGCCGGCGGCGCATAATGGAATAAATTTATTTATAAAATGTTGATATAGATCGATTGAATCTAAACGCGCATCCAAGTCAAAAGCCAGTTGATTAAAAGTATAATTACCAATAGTATTGGAAGTATAACCGCCGGATATTTTTCGTCGAAATTCACTAACATTTTCAACCCCATTATGAAATGCTTGATATGGTCTTGTTGGTACTAAGACCGATGAACAAAAGTTCGAAGCTTTTAAAACTGTATATCCGTTTATTGACGTCGTTGTTTCATTGCCGGTAAATCCTAAAAAATCGCGAAAGCTGGTATCATTCCAAGTTAACGCGGAAACCGATAAAGATGAATTAACGACATATCCTTGATTATCAATATACCATCGCGTATCACTACCAGAAACGGCCGTTATATCTGCTTGTTCTAATGTGTTCGAACCGTCGTCGATGTCACCGTTTCCGCGAACTCTACAAGCGATAATCAAGTCTTGAGCGCCGCCAATAAAATTAAATAAAAATGATCCACTTCCGCCGACTTGTTCTATTTCGTATGCGAACGCGATAATTTCGCCGCGTATCCATTCGTTTGGCGCCGTCGCTGCGTAACTTAATAAAGGCGATCCGATTGTCGCGCCGCCGCTGTAATGAATAAAAGTATTTCCGAATCCTAAAACATCGCTAGAACTAACAATCGGCGTTGTTGAATAATAACGAATTCGAAACGGAGCATCCGAAGAAATTTCGACTTGATCATTTGCATTTATGCCAATATGCCAAGCCGAACCGAATGTCGAAGATGATAATAATTGAGAAGATAAATCAAGCCCGGATTTCATACCGCGCCCGTTTAAAAAGGAAATCATATCTTCGTAATTCGAATACCAAACACTTTGGACTTTATTCGCGGAACGCGTCGCGACGTGCGAACCGAAATTCGACATATTTAAACCGGTCATTAAACAAAAATTCGGAGCTGGATTCGAATACATTTTAAACTCTTGGTTTTCCGCGTCGTTGTTGTTTCATTATTTTTGTAATGCGATCGGCTAACGCTTGTTCCGCCGCTTTCTTTGTATCATATACGACGGCGCCGGAAAAGTTAACATTAAATACTAATGTTTGTTCGGTCGCTTGTTCGCGTTCTATCATATTTGATGTTTGAGGTGATCCGGACGGCGAAATATTTCCGCTAATACCCGCGCCACCGCCACCGCCACCGCCACCGCCACCGGCACCCATAACCGAAGCCGCGCCACCGGCGGCCACCGCTGCCGCTGCGAATATTGTTCCGGCTTTCGCATGTGCCGCCGCCAACGGTGGCGCGGTAATAGAAAATGCGGCAGCTTTCGCGAATTCGATCAATGATTCGACACCGGCTTGTTTCGCTAGTGTTTGTAATAATTGCGCGGTCGCTTGTTTGAATGAATCGCCGAACATGATCGCACCGACTGCCGCTTCGGCGAATCCACGTCCCATATTTCCAAAAAAGCCAGATAACTTTTGATTAACGATATCGGTTTCACGTGAAACAAGATTTTGTCTTTCGATTGCGAATCTTCTATTTAATTCTGTTATTTGTTCTTGATTATTTTTCGCAGCGTCTAAACGTTGCGCATATTGTAAAGCTAGTAAAAGATTTTCGCGTTCGAATTCGTTTTCGATTTGTTGAATATTGAATTCGGCGGTTTCATATGCGAATTGTTTATTCGCTTCTAATCTTGCTAAACGTTGCGAATCTTGTTCCGCTTGGAATGTTTTACGAATTGATTTTAATTCATTTTGAAATGCAAGTTCCGCGATAATTCTTTGATTATTATTATCTTTCGCGAGTTGTAACGCCGTATTATATCGAAGTACAGCGAGTTTAATTTGTTTTTGTTCCGAATCCTTTTGATTTTCAATAATTAGTTGTTGGATACGCGCGCGTTCTGCGACTTTTTGCATTTCTATCTGGGCTTGTCTTTGTCTTTCGCGTTCGGCGCTCATTCTCGCACGTTCGGCATTTTGTTTATCTTTTTCGCGCGCTGATTTCTTTTTTTCTTCGATTTCTTCCATCAACTTCATACGTTCGAACATTGTTCGCCGCGTAACTGCGCGTTCTTGATCAATCAAGTTTATCGCGATCGCCAAATCATCATTTTGTTTCATTAAGGCGTCGCGATTATCTTTGTTTCTTTCGGCTTGTAATAATTGTAATTTTGTATCTTCTTTAACTTGTAATGATTTTAACTTAAATTGATCTTCGCTTAATCTAGTTTCTAATTCGCCTAAAACTAAACCTTCTAATTTTGCCGCATTTTCTTTAATTTTGCTTTGTAATGATTCCGCGCTTGTTTCTTCTAATGCTTTTAACATCTTGCCGGATTTTTCTATTCCAGCGTCAACTTTTTCTTGTTCTTTTCTTAATTTACCGACGGAATTTTGAAACGCGATATTTGCTTTTGTACTTGCGACGGTCGCGCGTTGAAATTCTGCGCGTGCTTCTATTAACGCGCGTTCATTACGAACGGCGGCGTTTTGTGCTTTCGATAATGCTTCGGTAGCTTTTTCTAGTCGTTGCGTTGCTTCATAATCTTTGATTGCAGCTTTCGAAAATTTTTCAAGTTGTTTTTGTAACTTTTCTTTTGCGAATTGTGCGCGTAATGTAGCAATCGAAAATTTTTGTAATTGGTCCGAAGTTGGAATTACTCCGTTTTCTGATAATGCTTCCAATTTCGATTCTAAATCCGCCGCCGCCGCTGCCATATTTGCTGTATTTTCTTCGGCTTCTTGCGCTGCGCCCGATAATAAATTAAATGTTTCGTAAGCTGCGTATGCTGCGCCGACAACGCCAGCGAAACGCGATACTAAACCAGTAAAAGAGACACCGCCGGTTTTTCCGACTTTTCCGATTGTTTTTCCCAAATCTCTAAAAGAATTTAATAATCCGGAAACCGTTTCGCCGACCTGGTCGATTCCTTCGCCTAGTTTTTCGTTAGTATTTCCCATTGATGACGCTAATTTTTTGCCAGCGTTACCGATTGATTCAAATTCTTCGGTTATGTCTTTCGCGCCGCTTAATTCGACGTCTATTTCTATTGTTCCGCCGTTCGCCATATTACATATCTTTCATTTGCTCATGTTTACGCGCAATCATTAGATTTTGATTATAATCTAATAAATCAAAACATTCAATAATCGCGATCGTCGGATTTTTATATATGTCTTTTATTTGCACAATTCCTTTTTTAAATTTTTGATAATTGTTAATAACAGACGATAATCGATTCATGTTTGAAATTGGACAATGACGAATTTTTAAATCGGAATATGATTCGCCGGAGTTCGGCGCGATTCGATATCCGTAAACGTAAACGCCGTTTTCATCTTCCGCCGATTGTGGCAAGCCTTTTTTAAACGCGCTTCCACAATTACCACGTTGACGCCGTAACGTTGGATTCTTTTCGCATTGTTCACATGACCAGCTTCGACCAGCGGAAAATGGTACCCATACGGCCGAAGCGATAGCTATTTTCCCAAATCACCGATCAAAGAAATTCTTTGTACATGAATCGATAATTCGGTAATAGTCTGTAATCGATCGCGGTCCGGTCTAATCGATTGAATCATATCGAACGAAGCGGATTCGCCGTTGATTTCTACTAATGATTTTTTAATCATTTCAATAGTAACGCGTCCAATATATGCCGCATATTCTGAATATGCTTTTCGCTCATCTTCATTCAAAGCATGATGATAAATCGCTTTTTCTTTTTCGTCGTTTGGCGAATTTACAAATAAAAATCGTCCAAGTTCGGAACGTGTTAAAGCACCGGCGGCGATTTCTGCGTTTTCGCGATCTTCTGGCGTTAATGGTTTTAATTTAAATATTGTCGCATCGTCTTTTAATTCTAATAAACTAATGTCGCCGGTATTAAGATAATCAAAATATTTTGATTCATCAATTTTTACCGAATTATCGCAAGTCGAAACGACATCGATAGTTTGTTCTGAAGATGTAAGAAAATGCAACGCCATTTTATTAAATTCCTAATGCTAATCTAAACGGAGAATTACCGGCGCCGGTTTCGATGACATCGCCGCCGAATCTACTTTGTTTATATGTTAATGTTTGACGAACGATATCATTACCGGATACGTCATATTTAGCCGGATCATTAGCTAATTGAGCAGCCGGAATCATGATCGCGCATCCTAGACCGTCGCCAGTTGGACCGGTACCGACTAGCACTTGACGAACAACGCGACGAATATAATCGTTATTTAATGTAGTGTTAACAGTGGATAGCGTTAAAGTCAACTCAATATCAATATCAGTAATTTCCATATCTGACATTGCGATGATTGATTCGCTATGGCCAAGCGGCGTTAAAGTATTAGTATAACTTAATGTGAAATCTTCACAATCAAGTTGTATTTGTCCAAGTTTATCACCGGTCGACGCATTAGTTAAAGATGTCGGCGAAGAATCCGAAACAATAACGTAAGAATTACGGAAAAATGGCGGAGCGCCGTTATTATATACGGGTTCGATTGGTCCGGTCGCGCTTCCATTTTCATTTTTAATATGTGCCGCTTGAAATGTCATTTCGGCCATAAGTCGCCCATTGTCTAAACTAATGTTCAGTGATTCACCGACGCAACCGAAATAAAATTCTTGGAAGTTAACGCCGTCGATTCTAAAAGATAATGAATGTTCGCGTTCGCCGGTGTTCGTTCTTGAACCAGGGAACCAGGTTTGTGTCCCGCGAATATCTGGCGTTCCTGTAAAGTTCGCACTAAAAGCCGGTGAAATTGTAATATCTGAACTTCCGTCGGCGTCGTCTGTAATTGCTGAATATTCGACGCGGCCTTTTAATTCACTAGATATCAATGTTCCTACATCGGTCGCTGTTGGACCGCCGGAAACAACTTGAAACGCATTAGTACTTGTAATCGTTGAAACCGTCGCGGAAGTTACGGACGATACTTTAGTTTTGAAAAATGCGCCTAAAAGATAACCTAAATAATTTGAACTATAATCCGCCGCGCTTGATCCGATTGTCGTTAAATCAAGTCGAATGGTAACCGTTCCGGTTCGACGTTGTACGTTATTTCCACCGGATAAAACTGTATCAATTTCCGGCGGTATAAAATACGAACCGTCGCGAGTATCCAAGCGTTCGGAAATCGGAACCTCACCATTAAGAACAACCGGATCGCGTTCGCAAGGAATAGAAATATATGTTAAGCCGGATTCGGACGGTAAATTTGTATTTGTATCTAATGATCCGAATAAAGTTTCGACGGCGACGCCAATCGATCTATGAGTAACTGCCATTTTTTAATTCTCCAAATAAAGAAGATCGAACGGTAAAATAAGCATAAAGCCGATAATTTCGCCGGTTTGATCGGTTATATTTTCTAGTCTACTTTGACCCGGAATTAACGAAACGATTCCGGTCGTATTAAAATCATAATCCGGACCTTTCAATTTATCAATCAAATAAGATGAATCTTCGGTCATGATTCGCATTTTAAAGCCATATTCTTTTATGATCGAATATCGAACGTTTAATTCTATCGTTACGCGCTTTCGTCCGCTTAACCCGGTCGTTCCGTCGTCCATCGGCGCGGATATCATATCGAACATGAATTCGCGTTGTGCGAATGATCTATCATTTATATTTGATGTCAAACCGGAACCGTCATCGATGCAAATAAAAGAATGATGCGAATCCGTTTTCGGTTGGATAGATTCGATCATGTCTTTCAATTTATCTAATGCTTTAATAATGCCGCGACTCATTTTTTCTTTTTCCTTAATTTATTTGATATATCAATCGCGACGGCGTCGACCAGGATATTTATTTCATCATCGGTTAAACCGATATAAGGTCGTTTTTTATGTACGTCATATCCGTAATGTTGAACATGCTTAGTTAATCCGATTCGAAACCGGGTTTCCGTCGCTTCTAATATAACTAGATTGTTCATTAATTGACCGCTTAACACTAGATCAACTTCCGCCGATTCGCCAGCTTTACCGGTACGCTTTCGACTTTCTTGTTTATACTGTTTATAACCGTCCTTGTAAAATACAGAATTACCAGTTCGCGAAACGCGTCCGCCTTTCGGTTTCAATCTAGCACCTTTAAACGCAACATAAAGCGGTTTCGTACTATATTCGATAAACGGCGCTCCGGTCGAACTAATACCGCGCGACGTTCTTAATTTAACCGTCGCAAGCGTATTAGATGCTAGTCTTTTAGTATCGTTCGCGGACCATACCGAAGCCGGTAATTTTAAATTTACCTTAGACATTTGTTTAGTGTCTCATTCCGCGCGCTGGCGTAAACGTCTTTTCGTATTCTGTAATTGTCCTAGTTGCGAAACTTGCGCGGAAGTCGGAAGCCGAACCGCCGGATTTTGTTAAATTGATTTCTCCGTCGTCGATTATGCCGTCGCCGTCCAAATCTAAATCAATCGATGAAAGTCCAAGTTTCATCAATTCTATACAACGATTTCGCATAACTTCGGCGGAATCAAATTGTAACATCATTTCATAGATTCGCGCAGCTGTACAATACATATGACATAAACGGAATGATTCCGGATTAAAGATTTCGTCTTCGGTTACATTCGACGCCGATAATTCTTCGCGTAACATTAAAGCGATTTCATCAAGGGACGCTTTAATCTGTGGTTTGAAATCACTTTGACGACGCGGAATCATATCGGCAAAATTCGCGAATTGATTAACAAGCATATCATGATTTAAACCAGTGTCGAAAGGTCGCGGCGTTACTTTAATAATTCCTTTATCCAACTTGGACAAATTATTTTGTCCGCGATCTTCGACATATGAAATTAAGTATTGATATGTTCCGCTGGTCGCCGTAACGTTCGCAGCCGACGCGGTGACATACCATAAAGCGAACTCAAGATTCGCCGGTGTCGATAGATCAATTTCGCGCGGTAAAGGATCCGCCAAAATTGCGGACGTGCCAACGATGCGAATGATCTTTACTTGATAAAATGTATCGCCGGCGGTTTTTAAAAATGCGTTTACCTGGTCGGATTCGAGAGATACCGAACTCGCTATCGTTAACGTTCGTCGATCGTTGCCGATTGCGGTAACGCTTATATCATCGCGCGAATGAGTCATATTCGAAGTAACATCGGATGAAACTTTAAACGTGATCGACGGAGTACCAACGACCGGCGCCGGCGAATTCCATTCGAATAAATAATCGATTCCGGTAATAGCTTTCATTGATTCGCTTTCGTGATGTCGGCGCCTTTCGCGCGTTGTAAATTAGCCGCTTGAATAAATCCTTCGGTTACCGGCGTCCAGCTATGTCGACAGTTATAACCGCCGCAAGCCGTTTTAACTGGTAAGCCTTGACCATTTCGTAAACGTTTCATTTGATTTTCAGAAACGACTTTATCGACTAACGCTTTACAAAAATCTCGCGTTAATCCATCAAGCGGACCGGTATATAAATAATAACGAATGTCCGCTTCTTTCGCAATTTCGGCGGAAACGCTTCGACCGAACATCGATAATTTAGTATTGATTTGTGTTAATTGCGTCCCGGTCGCGGACTTCATTTTTTGACTTAATCCGCTTATGGCTTGTTTTATAGGGACGTCTAAAATTATAGCGTTTAAAGACTCGCGAACGCCATTCGCTACGCTTGGAACGATCACGTCATCAAATAACGCTTCGACGGTCGCCGTTTTCATTATGTCTAAACGATTCGAAACGGTATCTAATTTTAAATCCGGTTGAATGTTTAACATAGTGTTTCTTATTTTATCCGCGATATTATCGGATTGGTCGATAAATTCATCGATCGCGATTCCGTATCCTGCATTTAAAATAAATTGATTTAATTGATCGTTAGATAACGTCAATAAACTTAATGGATCCGTCGAACGAACAGCGGTTTCTAATGATTTTAGAAATCGCTTTCTTGAATCGTCAAGAATCGATTTCATTTTATTTTCAGCTTTGATTTGTGCCTTTAATTCTTCGACTTTCGCGGAAGTAATTTCGGCGCGAATACCGCTTTGGTTTTTAGCTTGCTTTTTAAGATTTTCGACCGCGATTTTATCCGCGTCCTTTTTTTCTGCTAATAAAACGGTATTCATAGTTAACTCAATATTAAGTTAAACAGTCGGTCATTACGAATCCGAGTTTACTGTCGATTGCTTTGTAAATCATACGTTCGCCGATATATACATTACGAGAGATAAAATCCGGAGAATCATAAACGCCAGTTTCATAACCTTTATATTCGAAGTTAAGAGCCGCGACGGGTAAACCACGAACGACGTTTTTAGTATTAACAATCGGTTGGACTTCCGGACGTAAACATCCCATGAATACAGTTTCATTATTCCAGATAAAACCTTCGGATGATGTCGCGCCAGCTACGGCAGTATCTCGACGCGCGGAACCTACAAAAATATTTTGAATCTTCAATTTGTTACGAAGTCGATTCATAAGTTCATCATCATTCAAAAGTAAATCACCGCTTGCGAATCCGGCGGTTACGTCGCCAAGAAAACGGCGCATATCTGGATTAACAATCAATTCCTCAAATACGTCATGACCTAAAATTAAAGTATCTGGATAAAGACCATGCGCATTTTTCATAACAGTATCGCGAAGTTTTCTTAAACCTTCGAACGCTTTCGTTCCGGCTGCGTCGAATTTACCGCCAACAACAGCGGTACAAGTACCGGTTTCGAATTGTGTACTATCAAAAAGCAAGTCCGCCGCGCGTTTTTCACGATCTAGTTTCATAGTGCGAAGAATCATACGAGCCGCGCGCGCTTCCTCGTCGGCGTCATATTGTGAATCTTCAATGTCTTCCATCGCAATACTATATTCTAAAGAATGAATTTCGCATTTAAATTCAATATTACTTCGATCGAATCCGTTCGCGCGTGTTCTTGATGCGCCAGGAGCGCGGCGAGTATCAAGACCGGCGCCAAGTCCGAGATAATTACGCGCATTTTCTTTTAAAAAAGTACCGCTTGCCGCTGGGACTTTGATCGTCGCTTGTTCAAAAACTTTATCAGCAATTAACGCGGAATCGCTTTGAATCGCTTCGCCGACAATGCCTTTTAAAATCTCATTGACTGGATGAATATTGCTATATGATGAGGCCATTATTTAACCCTTTCTTTATTAAGCGTATACAATCGACGGACCGGTAAACAATACTAATAATTGTTCGCCTGCCGATGCGCTTGTTTGATTTGTATTAGAAATAACACGGCATAACGGATATTGACCGGCCGTATCGGTTGCTTGAACTTTACCATCCGTATTTGCCGATAAAATCGGAGTCGTCACGAAAGTAATAGATTCACTGGCAATTACTTTAGTTAATCCATGAACAACGACGTCTACGCTATCGCCAGCGTTACAAGCGCGTTGCGCAACGCCGACGGCCGCCGCGTCGGTTGCTAAGTCAGTGATAACGACTTTTCCGGCTGCGTCCAATGATACGATAGCGAATTCGGTAATCGCTTCCGCTGCGATAAATGATGTTACGATTTGATTTAAAGCCATTTTAAAAACCTTTTAGTTAAATGATTTTGAATATTCGTTCGGATTTTGAGCTGCGTATAAACGTCTAGCTTCGTCAAAACCGATGCTTTTTTCTTCAGACAAAAGTTTAATTTTTTGTACTAAAGTCTTTTCTTGAGTTTCTTTTAATGTCGCACTATGACCAATTTCCGAAAGATTAACAGCGGAATTTTTAGGCGCTTCGCTTAACATTTGCCAAAACGCCGGAACTTCGTCTTTTTTGTCGAATGCTTGTTTCGCATGATTGACTTGATTCGGAGAAATACGACCGTCGTTTAAAAGTTCTTGAACTGCCTTATCGCGCTTTTCACAATGTAATTGATCACGAACGATATCAAGTTCACGTTTCATTTCATTAAACATTTGAATCGAAAATCCTTCGCTTAATAACGCCGCTTCGTTCATTTTCTTTTTCTTTTCGTCTTCGTCTTCATGCTCCGACATCTTCTCTTTGTCTTCGTCTTCGTCTTCCATCATTTGGTTTTTCTTTTCTTCGTCTTCATGCTCCGACATTTTCTTTTTATCGTCGTCATAATGCTCATTCATTGAAGATGATTCTTCCTTGTCTTTTAACTTCGATTCAAGCTCTTTAACAAGTGCGTCCTTTTGTTGTAATTTTAACAAAGCTTCTTCAAGCTTCGCTTGTAATTCTAATATTTGTTCGTCCATCGTTAAATTCTCCGAAAGTGTAACAATATCAATTTTGTTTTGTGATTGCGCCGGTCGCGGCGTTAGAGTAATAGCGAGTAATTGCGCGGATCCGACTTTTTCGCCGGTTGAACGCGAATAAACATCGCCGTCGATATATTCGGGACTTGACCATAAAACGCCGCCGGCGCTTTTAACAATATCAAGACCTTTTTCGTTATAAGCTGGTATTGCGTAAAGTCCATCGTCTTTAATTTGTAAATCGATAATTCTTCCAAGCGCGTTGGACGTTTCCGGCGGCGCAATAGATGAATTATTAAATGGACTTGACGAATGATTCCAATCGATAATTACGGCCGTTTCATCTTGCGTTTCTTTGAATACGCGTACGATTTCTTCTAATAATTTTTTATCGATTTCTTTTCCGATCTTTTCGCCGGATAATCTACTTGATACTTGACCGTATGCCAACGTTTTAAATGGCTTGCCGATCGTCAAGGATTCCGGAACATCATAATCCGAATTATCATTTAATTGTATCGCTTCGCCATATGCGCGTAATGATTGCATTTTTTTATCCGCTTTCTTCATTTGTTCGACAACGCGTTTCGCGTAAGAATAACCGGCGTCGCCGCCCCATCCTTCCCACGCTTGACGACCTTTTGACCAGTTCGACCAATCCGGCGATTTTTTATCGACTTCATGACGTGAAAAATAACTGAACATTCGTTTAACGGTTTCCGGTGATAACTTGCGACCGTTCGCCAGGTCCCGCGCACGCGCCAATCCTACGGAAGTCATACCGCGATTCGACGGCGTTTGTTTAGATCTTTCTTCTAATGCTTTCGCCGCTGCCTTTTGTGCGCCGACCGGCGGATTAAAATCGATATGTTCGTATTTCTTAGGAATAGCCAGCGCGACCGATTCCGTTTTCTTTTCCGGTTCGCTGCGTTGCGGATGACCTTTCGGCAATAAATCAAGATCTGTATTATATGCTTTTTTACGTTCGCCAGTACCGGCCAATTTTAAGAACGTCTTAACACGCGCTAAACCCCATTGATCGCGACTCATTCCGGGACGATGCGAAGTACTAAACGCACCGGCGCCGCGACGGTATACCGCTTTTAATGTTCCTAAATCAACGCGCTTCGATGGTGATTTATATCGATCATTATGTTTATCTCTTAAATTAACTAATGCCTTTTCGATTGCTTCCGATATTTTAATTCCGCCGCGCGAACCGGAAGCGGAACCGGGTTTATTTATTGAGCTGCCTTTTACCTGGTCTTTTTTCGGCGCCGGTGTTTGAGCTTGCGTTCTTTTTTTATTCATTGTTATTTCGCTTTTTTCGCATAATCAGTTGTTCCGCTAATAACGCCGATTGATAATTTCCACTTTGTAAACGCGGATTCGATACGACCGACCTTTCGAACGGTGAACGTTCGGCCATTTCCGGAAGTTCACCGATTCCAAGTTTACCGCGAATCGATCGTTCTAAATTATCGTCCGGTGTTAATATGCCACCGCGAACAAGCGGTTCTAGTTTTTCAAACGAATCGGCTAATGTATCATTATCTAAACCTTGATGAACTAAACGCGGAAGCTTCGACGCGTCATCTTCGCCGAAATTGAAACGAATCAATCGGCCGATGGTACCACCTCCGGCCCGGTCCGGTCCGTTGATTTGCCCGGCGACCAAATCACACAAGTTTATCGCGAGTCGTCTAAATACAGATAAATGTATTTCGCCGACGGATCGCGCGCCGGTGTCGCTTATTCCTAAATTTGAGAATTGAGCGAAAAAGGCTTGACTGATTTGATTATCGCATTCTTTGATTACTTCTAAAGGTCCGGCAGCTTGCGCCGGTTGAACGCCGTACGAATCAAATTTAACCGCCGCGTTTTCTATTAGATATGCTTGTTCGCCTGCGACGAATGCGGCGGCCTGCGCTTCCGCGTCGTCGATCATCGAATCGATATCGCCGTCGCTTAGTCCTTGCATTTCTGCGACCGAACGATCGACAGTTACTCGCGGCGTCGGTATCGCCCAACGATCAACGCCGATCGACATCATTGTCGATGTATTTTGTTTTGTTCGCCAAAAAAACCAAGCCGGCCGAAGCATTCCCATTCCTTCGAAATTCGATCCGGTTTTATTGAATGTTAATAGTAAAAGTTTGTTCGCTGGTATCGGTTCCGGCTTAACTTTTACATTATTCATTATTTGAATTACACCGTCCAAGATTTGACCGTCGCGAGATAGCCAGCGATCATGCGACGACGGTTCGCGATCCGCGAATTTACATAACCATATTCGCGGATTTCCGTTTTTGTCTTTTCCAGATTTATATATTTCTTCCGCGTATCGATAACCGATTGGAATAAATTGTAATAAATATGATAATTGTTCTTCAAACGATAAAGACATTTGGCCGGAATAACCGTCGAAGCCGAAACATTCATTCGCATAATCCGCGTAAATTTCCGCCGTCGGATCATCTTCGATACCAGGTTCGAAACGCCACGTCGCCGAAAGCAATGTTTGGCGTAATAAATGCCAACAACGAAAAACTATCGGATCCGTACGTAACATTTCTTCGGCTTCCGCGATCCAGTTCCGACCGATTAGTTTTGTATTTTGTTCGTATCCACTTATTCGGCCGCCGGATAATTGCGTTCCGCTTATTCCGTATTGATGATAATTCGCGTCGAACGCTCTTATATGTCGCGCGCGTTGTCGTCGTCTATAGTTCATATAAAACGGCCTTATGATTGATTTTCTTCTTTATTATGATTTTCATCGCGTTGATTGTCAAGTTCTAGTTCATGAACTAATGTATTCGAGATTTCAATAAAAAGTTTTACGGATTCGATAAAGTCATTTAACGAAAATTTTTCCGCTGGTTGTTTAATTAAATGATTTGATAGATTAACTATCGTTTGAACAGTATTATTCATAATATAACTTTCAAGATTTCTTTAGTAATATGTTTTAATGTATCAATGGATACACTATTTCCGATCATTTTATATCTTTGTACGTTTGATATATCATTATGAAAATGATAGTTATCTGGATATCCTAAAATCCTTAAACATTCATCAATCGATAATTTTCGAACAATATCGTCTATTAAATATGCGCCGGTTTTCCCAGCTATACCGCCACCGTTCGCCGTAAATGTAATCGATAATCCATTCGGCGAATAAATTCTATAGCCTTGTTTTTCATTGTTTTCAATCAAGCCGATTCTTTTAATATCGTTGAATCTTTCGTCATCATTCACTTGTTTATAAATAAAACATTTTCTTTTGACTAATAGTTTTTCGTCCTTGTTATTTTGATCGATATAATCCAACAAAACATTATAATTTTTTATCGGATCCGGAAAATTAAAAGCTTTTATAATTGTTTTCTTTATCGCGATTAAATAAATTCTTTTTCGTTTTTGTGGTGTGCCATAATCCGCACTATTTAAAACTTTATGATAAACATAATATCCAATTTCTCGAAACGACTTTATAATTATGTCTAATGTTCTACCTTGATCATGCTTTTCTAAATTCGCTACGTTTTCCATAAAAACACATTTCGGATTATGTTTTTCAGCGATCTTTATAATATTATAAAAAAGAGTGCCTTTTGTATGTTCAAAACCGTTTATAAATTTATTTGCAATAGAAAAAGGCTGACAAGGAAAGCCCGCGCATAAAATATCATGATTCGGAATATCATTTATGTTTATGTTGGTTATATCTCCATGTATATTATCATTAAAGTTATATTTATAATTTTTCTGTACATGTAAATCTATATCCGAACTAAATACACATTCTAAACCGAAAGATTCTAATGCAATTCTAAATCCGCCAAGACCGCAAAATAGATCAATAAATTTTAAACTCATGTTTACCCTTTAAAACTTTTTAGTTTTCGGACGAATCCGACGACTATTATTATATTTTGATTTGTCCAACTTGGACGACGTTCGTTTTTGATACTTTCGGAATGACTCCGACCAGTGATAAAAAATACAATCATATCGCAGCGCGTCGAGTGGATCTTCTCGACCGTCCTTTTTAGGTTTTTCGTTATTGTCCCAAGCATAAGTTAACAATGCTTTTCGAATCGAATTCCCTTTCGCGTGTTCGCCTTTTTGCCATACTTCGCGAATGATCAAATACTTGTTATTATGAAAAGCGCGTTTTAATCTTTGTACACCGTTTAAGACGTCCGTTCTAATCGGATCCGTCGTCGACTTTAACGGAAGACCTAAACCGCCGGCGTCCGGATGACGTCGCATTAGTTTAAACGCCGATGTTCCGGAATGATCCGACCGCGCACGACCGGCCTTATCTGCGACTCCGGAATCGATCAAGATTCGATCATCGTTTGGTCTGGCGAACTCGCGCGGAACTGCAATCGATAGAATCATTTCGTTTAATTGTTCTATCGTTACTTCATGCGGATTTATTTCGTTTACAATGATCGAAGCTTGGCGCGATTCATCGTATACTATGATTAAAATGCTCGGCTTCCGAAAGCCCCAGTCGATCGCGATTCGGCCGGTCATTGACGGATCGTAAACAAAGTCATCGATAACATGAATCGACGGTTTAAATTCATTATATACCAGGCCGGACGGCGGACGCGGTTCGTTCATTACCATCGCCGCGCGTTCGTCCGGCGGTAAACTTTTCGTCGCTTCTAACCAATCTTCCGAAAGATTATTTTGATTAACGTATGATGAATAAAAGATCGGCGAATATCCGTCGCGTTCGGCTAGCTTTATCCACCATGCATCGATAACCGGTAAACCAACTAAAATCATAACTGGCTTCGGTCCGGCGCGTAAACGTCCGAACGCTTTGTTCGCGACTTCGACCGTTAACGTTTGGCATTCATCGATCAAGACGACGCCGGACGTTATGTTTAAACCTTCAATCGGATTATGTGTAGCTTCGCGCGTATTAGGTCGAAAGTATGATCGACAATAGACTTTTGAACCGGTTTTCGTATCAATCCACTGTTTAAGCGTATGATTAAAAACCCATCCTTTCGGCGATAGCCATTTTTCTATTTCTGGACGTAATACGGAATTATATCGATTGTTCGTATCTGTTATTAAAAGCGTATCTTTGCCTTTCAATTTATGCGATATGAATAACAATGAAAAGACTAAAGCCGAAGTTTTACCAGAACCCCAGCCACAACGCGCGGCGATAATTCTTTCGCCTTTTTCGATACGATCAAATATTTCTAATTGTAAATCATTATATTCTATGTTATTCATATTATTCTTATTCGTAGGTATTTTTTATCAAAGAATAGTTTTAGATTTCATAAAATTAGTCGACATCATTGTCGGCTTTTTTTATGTCCGAATTCGATTCGCGCTTTTTCTTTAATTGTTCAAGCATGTTTAAAACTTCGTCTTTACCAGATTCCGTTTCATTAACATTCATATCTATTGATTGTTTTTCGCCGAATTCCGCCGGATCCGCTTTCGCTAATAGCCAAGCATTACCGCGCCAATCTTTTTTTTCTTCGCAATAATCGCGAATCTTTTGAATATTTGCAGCGATGAAAGCCGCTTGACTTGATTCTAATGCATATCTAAAACCATCATGATTTTTTATCCATGCGTAAAACGTCGATTCATTTATATTTAATAATTGCGCAATGTATTTATTAGGAATTCCGTTTTGTTTGGCGTCCGCTGCGATGATGTCATATTTCGGATCGTACTTGATCGGAGCCTTACGCATGCGCGCGTTGTTACTTGTTTGACTTGCTTTTTCTGTCATTTAATAAATCCTTTAATTCGTCTTTACTAATACAGTTTATCAAAAAATTAAAACGGATCATAATCGTTACTCGACGGAATGATCGTTTTATTTTGTTCGTAAGAACGTCTTTTATAATATTCCGGATCATGATCGCGCCAAGCGTAAGGATTTTCTTTTGTCGGTACCGGTGGCGGTTCCGCCGCTGGCGTTAAAGCATCGTTCCATTTAGGAATATTTTGATTTGACCAATCGACAGATTTCCATTTATAACGTTTATCGTCTTGTATTGATTCGTTTTTAGTTACTGTATTCGATCGCGATTCGTTCGAAGCGTTATAAGTTAATCTTTCAATTTCATCGATCAAAATATTTATTTCATTTCGTTTTTCTCCGTCGCGGGTTTCGTATGTATATGTTCGCAGCGGTCCGCGTAATGTCACAAGATCGCCTTTTTTAATATAATCACGAATATATTTCGAGACATTACCGAATGCTACACAATTCATAAACGTAACGATTTTGTCTTGTTTATATCGTTCATTGATTGCGATTCTAAATTTTGTTTTGTTAGCTTGTTCGATGTATTCTGGATCGGCGACCAGGCGACCGATACAACGATATTCATTTTTTAAACTCATAATTCACCGTTATTTTTCATAGATTAAAGTTAAAGCTTGATCTAAAAGATCTATTTTAAAATTATTGTCCAACTTGGATAAATCAATAACCGGCGGATAATCGATTTCTTTATATTCTCCAATCGGCCATTTTTTACCTTTATTATCAACGGTCCAAGCTTCTTCCCATTGATATTTTTTCCAAGCTTTAATTGATTTTTTCGCATTCATCATATGATCGTATGCTTGTTTTCTACTTGGAAAATGAAATGGTAAACGATCAATCAAGAAATCGCCTTTTTGTTTATTGTCTAATTTAGACCAATATTTATAATTTATAATGATTGTAACGTTAGTATATTTAATTATTCGATCAATCTTATTATTAAATGTCGCGCCTTTTGTTGACATTTTATACGGACTTAAATATTCGCTTTTTGAAGGTACGATTTTAATCAAACAAGGATTATCTTTTTTTGAATGACTTTCGATTTTATTACTTACGATAAACCCGGCGCATAATTTTTCTTCACTGGTCGCTTCGTATTCTCCATAAAGTTTATATTTAAATTCTGTCATATAACCTTTAACAAATAATGCTTCATATGCACCTTTCATTTTCAATAAATTTGTAAATTTGGGAATTATTGTTTTTGTTTTTGATTTTACTTTAGTATTCATTTTGATTTATCCTTTTTGCTTTTAGTTTCGAAATATTCGTTAAAAATACGTTGTACGAATTCGGATCGCGAACAAACATTTAAACGCGCTCCGTCGTTTATCTTTCTTACCAGTGGAACCGGTAGATAAACGGTTACATTAGTTTTAATTTCGTTACTCATGTTTTCCCTTTTTTTATATTATAATTTAAATTATAATGATCATTATTGATCATTATTGATCATTATATAATTTTGTTTTTTTGTCAATAAAAAAGGTTATGTTATGGAAACATTATCGCAAGTAAAATTAATTGATTCGTTCGGCAGCGCGAAAAAGATTGTCGATTCCGCGCGAATATCATTCAACAAAACTGATTTCGAAAATGATGTCTTATCATTGCGAGATAAAGATTTAATTAAATATTTATGGGAAAATAACCATACTTCGCCATTTCGTCATATTCATTTTACTTTTTATATCAAAGCGCCGATTTTTGTTTTTCGTCAATGGATGAAACATCAAGTCGGTTGTTCTTGGAATGAGGCCAGCGGAAGATATATTAAATTTGATTGTGAATTTTACGAACCGGAAACGTTTCGAAGTCATATACCCAATGTTAAGCAAGGCAGCGGCGGCGATATTCTAAATCAACATGAAGCGAATCAAATTTATAGAACATTGCTAAAGGATGCGAAATATGCGTATGAACGTTTATTAGATTTAGGAGTATGTCGCGAACAAGCTAGAATGTTATTGCCGGTATCATTATATTCATCGGCATATTGGACTTGTTCATTACATGCGTTAATTCATTTTTTTAATCTTCGTCTTGATCTTCATGCACAAAAAGAAATTCGAGATTTCGCAATCGCGACAAAAATTTTAATTCAAAATCACAAGGACTTTGATTTTGTTTTAGATCTATGTGTAAATGATGATAAATGATCGTTTCAAACATTAGTATTAAACGGTTGCTTTTAAAATAGTCTCAATTCAAAAAAAAGGTTTATCATGTCGAAATGGCTTGATCATTGGATGAAACACGCGCGTTTAATTTCCGAAATGTCGATTTGTCCGCGAAATAAAGTCGGCGCTTTTATCATCGATCATAATAATAATCCAATTTCCGCCGGGTTTAATGGACCGCCGCGAAAATCACCTAGTCGATTTTGCGGTCGATCCGGCTGCGATCGTGAACGATTAAAAGTTCAATCCGGAACACGAACCGAAATCGGTTGTCATCATGCCGAATTAAACGCCATAGCGAACGCGAGTCGACGCGGAATCATGTTATCCGGTTGTACGATATTCGTTTCGGTCAATCCTTGCCTAGCATGCGCGAAGATGATTCATCATTGCGGAATAACTCGCGTCGTCGTTCCAATTAGTAACAATTATTCGAAAGCTGGTATCCGGTATTTAATGCAAAATAATATTTTGATCGTTTACCAGGATGATAAATTTTATGAATTTACTTCCAAGCTGAATGGAGATTAAGCGCCGGCCTTCGATCCGGTCCTTTAATTTCAATCGGATGCTTGAACATATCTTGCATTCTTGAAAGTACTGCGTAATTATTATCGAATAAAGTATTCTTCATGAGCGACGGATAAACGTTCGTAGTAATAACGACGGCCATTCGACCAGCTTTCCATCGCTCATAAATCGAACCAATAAATTCTATCGTCGTATTTTTAAACCAATCCGAATAATTCTTTGTTCCGCCGCCAAGACCGCCGAATTCATCTAATAGAAGAACATCGACACCATATAAAAAATTATCTAAATGATTCGAACCGTTTTTTTTATTCCAAGATGATTTTTGTTGTTCAAATGTATGATAATGATGCGCGTATTTAACGTTATATCCATCGGCGGTTTTATGTTTAGCTATAATATATAATAGCGTTGATTTACCGTTTCCGGGCTTGCCATACATTAATAGACCCGGCGGAATCATAGAATCGCGCGACCAGTTCATTAAATGATAAAATGCGTTTTCTTGATCTTTACTATCGAATTCATAATCGGAGATACAAGCGTTAATCGCATCATTCGGCAGCTTAGCGCGAATCAATCGATTTAATGATTTCCTTAATTTTCCGCAATTACGACATGATATAGCGTTCGGATGAATACCGTCGCGAATATATTCATAACCTTCGACGCAATATCCACAAGCCGGATCAATCGCCGTTAACGTTCGATTTCGACCAGTTTTTAATAATCCATTTAAATGATAATAATCTGGATCGTAGTTCGTCCAATCCTTAAATGTTGGCGGCTCCGGCTTTATGCGATTTGGATCATTTAATAATTCATTGAATGCAATGATCATAGACTTTAATTTAACTTCTTCACCTAATTTTTTTAAATCGTTCATAATCACCAACTTTTAACAATCTTAGAATCATGACCGTAAATTTCAAAATCTTCGGCGATTTCATCTTTTTTAAATTTCTCGAATATTGATTCGCGTTCGAATTGATTATATTGATTCGATACAAGATCGGAATTATTAAAACGTCGTTCGATCTCGCTTCGTCTATGACCAGCGTTAAGAATATGAAGCGGGACCTTATTTCGTTCGTCTAAAAGATGAGCAAGATTATTAAACGATAAATTCGACGTATGTTCTAAAGCTTCCGCGCGCGTTATATATGTTTTATTATTATTGTTTATATTTATTGTTTTATTATTATTGTTTATATCTATTGTATTGTGGTTTATTTTCACCCGTTCATTTTCACCCGTTGAAGTTGACCCGTTCATTTTCACCCGTTCATTTTCACCCGTTGAAGTTGACCCGTTCATTTTAACACCGTGAACTTTTAATATATGTTCGACGTTGATGTTTATAATAGTCGGAGTATTACGCGCGCCGTTTCTTTGAGTCGTTCTTGTTATCCATTTCATAGACTCAAGATTCTTTAAAGCTGCTTTGATAGTCGACATCGAAACGCCAGTATATCTATTTAAATATGATTGTGTGATTTGGCCGGACCAGGTAGACCAATCGACTTTTTTTAACATTGCGATCATGATAAATCTATCGCGTACTGATAGATTTTTAGATCGAATGATTTTGTCTTGTAATTCGAATTCATTCATGTTAAACCCTTTTTATTATTTCGCGCGGTTGATTTGAATCGCATTTTTTCAACTCAAAACATCGCGATCTAATAATAAATTAATTGATCGAAAAGGCGCCGTCGGATTATCCGTCGGCGTTTTTTTTTATGTATCGACTAGCAAAAAAAGCCAATCCATAAAAAAAGTTTTAAATTATTTTTTGCGTCGTTTCAAGTCTTTTTTAACATCTTTTATTTTTTTTAACACATATTAAATTTTTTAACTTGTATTTAATTTTAATATGTCTTATACCTTAATCATCAACAACGAAAACCGGGCAGCCGGTAAACATGAAAAGGAAACATCATGAACAATTCAAAAACAATCAAACGATTAAAGCCTTCAACGATCAAACGTTATACAGTCGAACAAATCGCCAATCATATTGATGATTATCAACTGGCTATCGATACGGACGAATATCGATTCGATTTTCAATTTAAAACAATCTATACGAAAGGAATCAACGAATATTATTATTATATGGATATGCTAGACACTGATTATAATAAAATGTCGATAATATCGATTTTAGAATCGGTTTATCAATTACATGATATTAAAATCATGGAAGAATCAATCAAAGAATTAAATAAGATTTTAGAAAGGAATTAATATGCCAATGAACGGATTTTCATTTCGTATTCGATACGATTTACAACAAAAAAAACTACGTTCTAAAGATCTTGCTAAAGAGTTGAATATATCTCCGGCTATGTTGACTCATGAACTAAACAATCAAGCTATTAGATTAAGCACAATGATTGAAATAAATCGCGCGATGATGAAATTATGCGGCGTTACTTATTCAATCGAAGATTTCGCGGACATCTTAGGAGAATATTAAAATGTATTTAACGAATCGTTTAAAACCTGGCTATGCAGCCGGCCAACAATTCGAACACGTCGAAACCGGCGCGATCTATGAAATTGTACATATCGAAAGACATGAATCATATGTTTATCGAAATAGAATATTAACTTGCTATTCCTATGAATTAACGTCGCCGAATAATCCATCATTAGAATTATATGAATGCGAATTAGACGACGAAATCAGCTATATGAGACTAATTGAGGTTTAATCATGTTAATACTAGTTATTGTTATTATTATCGCATTAGCGATTCATTCTTTAATATCAGACGATGATTCTTCATTATCATTTAGTAGATATACAAAAGATTTAAATATCTGGACGTTACGCGCAATTTTCGAAGCGATGAAACAAATCGAAATAGAACAAGACGAAGACATTCAATATTTATTAAACGCGGGTATCATTACAAAAGAGATGATCGAAGATCGCGCCGATTTTATCATGTTTGAGCTTGGCGAATTCCCAGCGGAACAAATGAAAATTGATCCGCGCGATTTCGATAAAATGATCAAAATGTATGAAACAAAATTTAGAGGCGTTTCGAACGAACATATTCAATATATGATTTCTATACTCATGAAATAAAGAAAGGTTAATATCATGAATATAAATTACAGTGCAATTTTACAAGAATCTCAACTCGCAGCGATTCGAATCTTTTCGAATAGTCCAGCGGACTTTGATAAAAACATCGCTTGTTTTTTGCGATTTGGTCAATACTTCGATTTTAATGTCGCGTTAACGCTGGCGAATACTTCGTTCATTATGAAACCAACTATAAACACCGACGCAGCGAAAGGCGTTGTCAGAAATTGGACCGATCAAAACGGAAATAAAATTTGTGCATACTTTCGAACCGTTGAAAGAACGGCGGAAGTCGCGACAGTAGCGACCAGGCGACGCGACGAAATAGATTTCAATATTCCGGAACATACTTTTACATTCACGATTGAACAAGCTAAAACGCGCGGTTTATTTAATAAAAATCGATCTTATAAAACAATGCCGGAGGTCATGTTAGTCAAACGCGCGACAATGGGTTTAATCCGCGAAGTATATCCAGAAATCTTCGGCAGCGTTTACGCGCCGGATGAATTAGCCGAATGTTCGGATTTATCGGCGGATGATGTAAAACGTATAACAGACGAACAAGAAAGTCTAAGTTAAGCCGAGCCGGATTTTTAAATATATAAAAATGTATTGTCGACCGGCTTAAACGACAAAAAGGCAAATGATAAAAATAAACCGATTTTAATAAACTATTATGTATTTCTATTTGTCAATAAATTTTTTAAGCTTGTATCAACTTGTGTTAATGTTGTTTGTATTGTATCAAGTTTTGTTTCGATCGTTTGAAATCTATTTTCGTTTGTTTGAGCTTGATTTTCTAGCGTTCGAACTTTTTGTTTTAATTCGCCGAATTGTTCCGCTTGATTTAATTTTTCGCGTAAAAAAGAAAAGTACGCGAAGATTACGCCAGCGACCGAAACAATAGAAGCGACTGTATTAAATTCCATTTTATCAACTCCGAAAGGTTTTTGTTAATGTTCAAGTCCATATTATCAAATTTTGATTTTAAAAATAATCTTTTTCCGATTGGCGCTTTGTTCGCGTTAATCATCTTCGTTTATTTCATCGGCCGAAATCATGGTCATGTTTCACGTGAAACATTATGTAAGGATGATATTTTAAAACTTAATCAATGTTTAGACGATCAAGAAAAGAATCAAAAATATTATGTCGATGAACTCGCAAAATATACGAGCGAATGTAAATTAAAAACGTGTAAATCCTTATGTAATGACCAGGTAAAAGAAGCGATTGAAAACTATAAAAAACTCGAATATCAATTCGAATGTAACGATTAAGGAAATAATATGAATGTTTTATTACTTCCGCTTGTTTTATCTGTTTTACCGCATCAAATAAAATTAACAGACAATTCGATATTAACTGCGAAGATATTTCGCGCTGGCGATGTTTCAAATGATAATTTTCTAGCGTTTAACATGACCGAATTTTCGTTAATAAAATCGATTGTCGAATCATCCGATAATAATTGTAAAAGCGCGTTAAATGATACAATCGCGATTTGTAAACATCAATTAGAAGTATGTCATGATACATGTAACGCGATTCCAGACGATGAAAAACTATTCATTCGCGCATTAGAAAAAGAAATTGAATCAAAAAATAGAAGTCTTGATTTTTATAAAAAACGATCCGAAATATTTAAATATGTTTTAATTGGCGTCGGAGCCGTCGCGATAACATCATCTAGTATCTTGTTTATTAATACCTTCTAATTTCGCGATTTTTAATTTACTCGCGTTTACGTCCTCCCATATTTTAACGCGTCCATCGCGGCAATTTTTATATGTGTCATTGATTCGCGCTTCTAATTCTTGAATACGTTTATCTTGAATAGAATTTAATTGATTCGAATTTGATAAATCAGTTTTTAACGTCGATATAATATTCGATACATACCATATGACGCCGATAATCGTTCCGATCAATCCTATAATATGAAACATCGTATCAATAGATATTTGCATTTAATCACCTTAAAGTAATCGTTACAAGATCGCCGGCGACACGCGCGGATGCTCCGATAAAATTATTCCAGATTATACCGCATGATGACATATTATTATCTACATAAACGCCGCCGTTTTCAATCGCAATAAAACCGCCAGGATCGATAATATCGCGAGCTGCCTTCGCTTCTATTTGACCTTGAATTTTTGCTTTTACATAATAAACGCCGACGTTTTCCGAATCTTGTTCGGCGTCATTCATAGCGACATAAATCGGAGAATTCATATTATTAGCTAATGTATAAACATCTAATAATGTATCGTATGATATAACGTCGCCACGTAAAATATTATTTGAACATTTTAATTTGATCCAAGACATTTTTTTATCCTTATCCTAATTTTAAAATATGTACTGATAACGCGCGATGATCGCCATCATCAATCAAACCGCTGGCGGTAGATTGATCTTTTACCACGATTCGAACGGTATTCGCGACAGTTGTATTTAAAACACCGACAATAAGTGAACTACTTAAAGTATTATTATTTGCGTAAACATGCACATAATGACTAAAACCGCCGGAATCCGATTCCCATCGCGCCTTCATATCGCCGTTTTCGATTGCTAACGTACAAATACAAAGAAAAGTTCCGGCCGGAATATCGATAGATTCTAACCAATTAGAATTACTTTTTATTGTATTTGTCGCGGTAGCTGGATTTAAAGTGACGTCGACATCTTCTATTTTATTTGTTCTTGATCCGGCTTTTTGAATCATTAAATAATTACCGATGCTATAACTTCCGGAACCTCCGAAAATAGCCGTTTCATTCAAAAAAACCGATGCTTTCGCTTTAAATCCAGTTCCGGCCGGAGAATCTGAATTAATCCAGTTTACACCGTCAAATTTAATAACTTGATTATTTGACGGTGTCGTTTCTGAGATATAACTAGATAAGTTAATCGGAATATTTCCAACATTTGAAACTTCTTGATTATCTATTGATAATTTATTATGCGACATATCAATCGACCTTTTGAATATATAGAAATACATTTTCGGATATTGTATTTCCTTGATTAGCGATACTATCAACATTTGATGCATTCGTAATCTGTAATTCTATCGTCTCGCTTGTTGATAATTCAAATAAACCGGTTATCGATGTCGAAGCGCCGTCGATAAAATTGGCGGCGTTATCTCCGACAACGGCGCGAATTGATCTCCAAGCACTTGAATTATTTATTAACTGCGCGGCGATATAGCCACTTGCTGAAAATTCGACATTAAATCCAGACAATACGAAATATTTTCCGGCGGGTAAAGTAAAAGAACGATACCAGTTTGATGTTAAATATTGCGTTAAAGTGGCGCCGGTGATTGTATTAATTGGCGATGTATCATAAATTCTTAATTCGGTTCCGCTGCTCAAATTCCCGGCTCCACTATTTGAATATGCATTACTTTCGCCTTGTCCGATTCGAATATATTCAACCGTTACGCCCGGAGAATCTGCATTAATATAATTGGCGCCGTCGTATTTAATAACCTGGTCAGTTGTTGGCGTTGTTATAGTAACGTTATTTAAATCGCCGATATTTAACGACGATAAATCAATATTTCCGCTTGAATCCGGATTTAAATTTTGTACTGTGATTTTATTATGTGACATCTTAGATTATCTCCCAGTTTCCGGAGCCGTCGGATACACAAGTTACGGCTTGATTCTGAACGCTTAAAATATATGTCGCGCTTCCGTCGATTGTTTCCGTTAAATTGCCGTCTAAAGTTAAATTATTGCCGGCCGTTTTTAATTTAAAACGGATTTCGGTTCCGGCAGTAACGCCACTTAAAGCCGGAAGATTTACAGTTATCGCACCGCCGGACGTATCCGCCGAATAATGATAACTAGCAACCGCCGAAACTGGCGATGATGCGGACGTTATCGATTGATATGTAAAGCCACCGCCGGAACTTGGTAAATTTGTAAGCTGCGAACCGTCAACCGCCGGAAGTCTTGAGCTTCCATCTAATTGAACAACGTTATTCGCCGACGTTCCGACGTCTTGAGTCGCAGCGGTACCTAGTCCGAGATTCGTTCGAGCCGTCGCCACGTTATTTAAATCGCTTAGATTATTCGCGATCGCTAGTTTTGTGCTATCTGTCGCCGTAACGTTCGTTAATAATGATCCGTCGACCGCTGGTAATTGTGCGCTGGCGTTTAATTGAACAACATTATTCGCACTTGTTCCGACGTCTTGAGTCGCGGCGGTACCTAGTCCGAGATTCGTTCGCGCGGTAGCGACGTTATTTAAATCGCTTAGATTATTCGCGATCGCTAGCTTTGTGCTATCTGTCGCCGTAATGTTCGTTAATAATGATCCGTCGACCGCTGGTAACTGTGCGCTTCCATTTAATTGAACAACATTATTCGCACTTGTTCCGACGTCTTGAGTCGCGGCGGTTCCGAGTCCGAGATTAGTTCGTGCCGTCGCGACGTTATTAAGATCGCTTAGATTGTTTGCGATCGCTAGTTTCGTGCTATCTGTCGCCGTAATATTCGTTAATAATGATCCGTCGACCGCTGGTAATTGTGCGCTTGCATTTAATTGAACAACGTTATTCGCCGACGTTCCGACGTCTTGAGTTGCGGCGGTTCCGAGTCCGAGATTAGTTCGCGCTGTCGTTGCGTTATTAAGATCGCTTAGATTATTCGTGATTAACAAAGCGCCGGTCGGACTAATGTTCGTTAATTGCGAACCGTCGACCGCCGGAAGTTTCGCGGTTCCATCTAATTGAACAACGTTATTCGCACTTGTTCCGACATCTTGAGTTGCGGCGGTTCCGAGTCCGAGATTCGTTCGCGCGGTGGCGACGTTGTTAAGATCGCTTAGATTATTCGCGATCGCTAGCTTTGTGCTATCTGTCGCTGTAATATTCGTTAATAACGAACCGTCGACCGCTGGTAATTGTGCGCTGGCGTTTAATTGAACAACATTATTCGCCGACGTTCCGACGTCTTGAGTTGCAGCGGTTCCGAGTCCGAGATTCGTTCGCGCGGTTGATGCGTTGTTAAGATCGCTTAAATTATTCGTAGAAATTAACGCGTTTAAATCATCATTAAACGACGATAAGTTAATCGCGCTTAATGCCGTTGAAACCGCTTGATTCGATCCATTTCCAAGAAATAATTTATTATTATCCAAGTTCGGCGTTGCATTCGAACGACCAGCGCCAGAAACTTTAATAACACCATCGGTCGCATGACTTCGAACAACGACGCCGATATTTTGAATCAAATTACTTTCGCCGGTCGGCGCTGAATTTACAAGTCCGCCGGCCGTTGATGAACTAATATAAAGAACATCGCCAGCATTAAATGAAGATGTATCGACCGAATTTAAATTTCCGAATGTAATAATCTGAACTTCCGCCTGGTCGTTGGCAGCGGTTAAAGCAAGGCCGGCGGCGTTCATTGTTCCGCTTGCGTTCGATTGTGCTTTATCGACTGTCGGAACCGTTCCGGAAACGCCTTTAATATATACAGCTTGACCCTTAACTAATGCGACCCCAGAATCATTTTTTGCTTTAAATCTTAACGCACCGTTCAAGTCAGAATATGCAGTAATAAAACGATTTGTTTCATCGCCGATTGTTCGCGCATTATTTGAACTTGCTAGTAAATCACCGGTTAAAGTAATTTGCGCGGTTTGAATATTGGTCGTCGTCGTTGCGCCTTGATCGGTAACTTGTTGTAATGTGCCGACGGATCCACCGCCGCCAGCGCTTGGAAATGTATCGAATTCTATAGCCATGATTTTTAATCCTTATCTATTAAAACCGCAATATAACGAAAATGAATCGCCGCCAGCGGCTTTTTTATATGCGATACTCGTAATATTCGCGTCGGCTAATGCTTGAACATCAATCGAAAATTTTCCTAAGATCGCGATTACTCCGTCGCTATTTGCGACGCCGTCCGTCGGAGTATCCGCCGCGCGAAGCTTAATATATGATACTGTCGATGATGACGACGAAGAAACGCCGATATACGCAAATTTTAAATTATCTATGAGCTGGCTTCCGTCGTTAGACGAATAAAATTCATTCGATGTTAAAGTATGCCAATCGGTATCATTCACCGCCGAAGCGTTATAATTACCGAATAATTGGCCGGCGGATATCGGATTTTGAACTTCGTATTTACTCATTTTTTTTCATCCTTTTTTTTTGCGGCAACGTTCGCGCCGGCATAAACTAAATATAAAGTGTCGATAAGTCCTAGAATTTCGGTTGATGCTTTATTAAACGCAGCTAATAAACAAACTACAAATAAAGTAGTCAAAAACATAAAAGATTTTCGACCGCCGAAATTTTTAATCATATTACTCATGATACAAAATCCTCATTCGAAAGACGATAAATAAAAGCGACATTTTTTAAATTTCTTGTTCTACGAATAACGCCTTCAATTCGATCGCCGTTCGGTCCATTTCCTTTTGCGTTACCTTCAACGGTTTCGAAATCTCCGTTTTCATCAGGTAAACTCAAAGCTAATGTAATATGATTCCCCCATATCGGCGAACGTTTATCCGATGTATATACAACGACAATATCACCCTCTAAAATCTCTTTGACTCGACGCGGTGTATTATACCAATTTTCATACATTCGATAACACGACGGGAATATTTTATGTCGAGTATTAAAAACAACGTTCGAACCATAAGCGAACGCGGCGAACGCGCCACACCAAGAAAATTTACCGTTTTTCGTATATTCCGGTTCGTTCCATGCTATACCTTCTAAACTATTTATATATGTCGTAATACGTTGATAATTTCCGCCGTATTCCGGTTCCGTAACATTTAATTCGAATTCGGTTAACGCGCGTTTAATGGCTTCGTAAACATTAGCGTTTTGATTTTGTGGATATTCGAATTCGCGTTCATCAAAACATGTTTGTTCTAAATCAATTTTTAAATGATTTATAGATCTTTCTAAACGTCGAATTTCTTCATTTTGCTTAATGTTTAATAATTGTTGTTTTTTTAATGCGTCGATTAGTTCGGCTTTTTTCATGCGTATTCCTTTGCGTCGTCATTAGTTCCGAGTATACCGGCAGCGGTTGATAAATACGCATCAAGTTTATGATCATTCGAAGCGTTATTATAAACCGTCGGTTCAATCGTTCCTAATGTACTTATACCATGCGCGGCCGTAAATGTTAAAGTCGATCCGGAAATCGAATCGATAGTTAATCCGGTCGTCGAATTATCTTCGTCGCCGAATGGTAGAAAATCGACAACGTCGCCAGCTTGAAAAAATGCGGTGTCGTGATCGG